TGCCACCAGTCAAAGTCGTCGTCATTTATTCCAGACCATACGCTAGAATTGATGCCATCGCGCAGTGTCGCGGTGGTGGTGCCGTCTATCCAAGTCTCTAATACTTGGTAGCGTGTTAGGTCTGTGCCGTCACCGTAGGACGCGCCCTGTGCCTGTTGTGTGTGTGTGACAACCGCGGCATCGCCTACACGGTTGCGTATCTCGGAAACCATGCGGCGTACGCTTGTTTCTGCTACGCCTGTCGCTAACATAATTTCCTGTGTGCTTGCGCCATTGGTGGTGCGCAGCATGTCGTACACCATACGAATGCGCCGCGCCTGTGCTGCGAATGCTGATGCGCCGCTGCGCGGTGTTGTGTGCGTTGTCGCGGTGCTTTCCTCAAAGCGTTCGGTGCGTGTCCAAGTGATAAGGTTATGAATGAATTTAACCCACGCTATAGCCTTTTCTGCGTCTATCGTGCCTGCCGCTTGGCGAAACTCAATAGTTGATATTGTAGTCCAAGGCTGCAAGTTGATGGTGCCGAATTTGCCGTGGGTGGCATCGCGTAGGGCGCGAACTGATGGTGCTGCGCCTTCAATGTCTGCAAGGCGTAAAGGCTGCGTCATGCGGTTGTTGGTGCGGCTACGTGGGTGCATGCTGTTGATTACAGACTGTTGGGCAGTGTAACGACACATGATGTCTTTCAACTCGGATGCCGTCATAGGATCGCCCAACAATTCCGCGCTGCGGTCCTGTGTTATGAGGCGTCCAGTGTCGGCAGTGTGGCGGATGCTTTCACGGCAGAATTGTTCTGGTTCCATCTGCAGTAAGGCGGCATTGCTGAAATGAACGTGCATGCCGCAACCGCGTCCACCGTCTGCGCCTGCCGCTTCCAATGCGGCGCAGCATTGGCGGATGTAATCATAAGCATGCTCACATGGTGCCAATGGCATCATGACGGTTTCGGCGTCTACGCCTGCGCTGCAATCTGTTGTAAATTCTGCCGCTGTCAAACCATCGCGTGAAAAGCGATTACTGATGCGGCTAGGGCTTGCGCCGCTTGTTTCAAACTCAATTCCAAAAATGTGTATCATTTTTTCTCATCCTATACTAAAGGCTATACGGGTTATTCCGTGTCGCTCTTTATTTATATAGCCCTATTTTCAACCTGCCTGTCAATACGATTATCACGGAATGTTTCAACATGTAACATCAAGTGATTAAAATGAGAACAAATCGTCAACCTGTGTTTTCATGTAGTCGAGTAAGGGAAAGACTTGTTCGCGTTCTACGGCTCTATTTTCGGGGTCTACGTCAATTTCTATATTCAATGCCATATTCAATGCCAACACAAAAGAACAAAAATAGAACACTAACAATTGTTCGTGTTTGGTCGCGTCGCGGCGCTAAAATTGACCGTTTGGTTAAAATTGACCGTCTGGTAAAATTTGACCGTTTGGTCAAAATACGCCGTTCCCTTTTCGTTCCGTTCTACTTTTGTTCCGTTCCCTTTTCGTTCTGTTCCCTTTCTGTTCTTTTGATGATGGTGTATGTGCGTGGTGGTGCTGCGGATACAAAAAGGGCCGAGGTATATAATACCCCGACCCCGATCCCGATTGATACCGACCCGATCCCGAAGGCCCGACCCCGAAGGGTCAGGCCCGATTGTTACGCTGTATTAAATTCGTGCCATTGTGAGCTAGACCATGCGCCGTTTCGCAACGTTTCTTGTTCCGACTTAGTGCAAGGAAATGACCGACCCAATGCGTCAATGCGTTCGCAGTCAATAAGAATTGATAGTGGGCTATCAATCCCGCAGATTGGATCAGCGCGAAACCATGCGCTGTACTTTGATTTATTACCGTTCATCTTGATCTTGTGATACACATGTGTAGCGTTCATTGTACCGGCTCCATTTCCGTAAGCACTTCATGAGCGTGTTCAAGTGCCTCTTGTTCTGTGTCGATCCCGTAGCAAGTGAAACAATGGTAATCTACCCACTGCCCCCCGATAGGTGCCTGAAGATTAAAAGTTGCGGCTTCATTCCACTGAAGCCGAAAATGCTCACCGTTGTGTTCTACTTCCCAATGTTTCATAGCGTGTGTCCTTCCTTCGTGTGTAGATATGCGTCAATACCTGAAGTTGATTTTAGCTTCCATCGTCTAGCGGCCTCTTTAGCGGCACCGTATGATGAAGATGCCTCCACTTCGATTGTTCCCTTCTTAACGTGTACGCATGTGTATTGTTTCATAGCTTATCTCCTTTTTGCTAACACCTATATAACATGTGTCAAGTGTTAGGTCAACAGGTATTTTAAATAAATATACCCGGTACAATTTAACCGGGCCGGGCAACTCCGGTCGCTCCGGGTGAGCAAACACGAACAATTGTTCGGGTTCTATTCCGGGCAAAAAAGAACCCGGTGAATTAACACCGGGTAAAAGTTTATGCGACTTCTGTTTTACCTGACTCATATGCCGCAACCCGAAGGCAATAATCATCAAGCCCGAAGTCCCGATACCCTTCTTCGATCATGTCGAAGTAGTGCTGGCTTGGAGGCCCGACGTATTTTTTGTCGTTCATTTCATACACCAACCAGCCGCCGTTTATCTTCCGACGATTGTAAAGCGTAGGATAACCTTCAAGCCGATCAAGTGCTTTTAGACAGCTAGGCGTGATAGCCCATAGCGCCACGGGGCATATGCTGTCCCGATCAGGAACAATGTCAGCTACTCCCCGAAAGACTAGCCGAGTGTCAGGCAGGTAGAACCCGCCCATCGGTTTCGCTAACGGGCAACGTGCTTCCATTGCCCGACGATTTGTATTCATGCCATAGGCCATATAAAGCATCATGTTTACACCGACACCCGATACGAAACAGATTGCCATTCTCCGTTCATTGGCAAATCCAAGGCGCTCATTTCTTCGTCCGTGAAAGTGTCGTAAGTTTCAGAACACCAACCGAAAGAGTTTGACCAGCACAAGTGCTGATCTTCTTTATTTACAATAATCCAACTCATTACACCGACACCCATTCATCTTCGCCAAGTTCCCGAACAGTCTCACCATCCTTGATAAGATACTGCCGCAGGTTACGCTGACATACGCGATAGTCAGAACCGCTGAGTTCCAACAAGCCGTTGATACGATCCCGCGTTGTAACGGTGGGCCAATCTGCAAGAGTAAACCACAGTTTACTTTTGCCTCGCTCTGCGATCAAGTTTCCGTGCAGCCATACACTATGACCGTCTGTATTAGTCCGCTGTGCAGAAGCCTTCTCACCTTTTAAGAAAGCGGACATGATTTTTTGTGTTTCTTTTCTCATGTGTCTGTCCTTTCATTTACTAGACAAACAACATGTATCCCACATTATCCCACATGTCAACAACTAAAATAATAAAAAGCAAAAAAAACCCCCGCCGTTGCAGTGCGAAACCTAACCAAGCGGGGGCAGTTATTGAGACGTCGAGGAGTAATGCAGTTCCAAGATGCCTGACCCCGGCTTGTTTGTCAAACGCGAACAATTGTTCGGGTTGTGATTGCCGGGGGTCAAGGTCTGTCAACGGTTGACCCCCGGCGTTACCCGGAACCCAGAACGTACCCGGCATGTTCCCCGGAACCCCGATCCCGAACAATTGTTTGGGTTCCCCGACCCGGCCCGATCCCGGCCCGATTACAGGCAACCGGGGGTAAAAGACTTAACATAATACTTTTTTGTGGGAGGGGGGCTACAGAACCCGAACAAGTCTTCGGGTACCCATATCCCCGAAAAGCCCGACTTGGCCCTGTAAGTGGCCTTAAAACGGCTGTGAGGGGGGGCTAAGGCCCTCCCCTCCATGCGCAGGCGTCATTTAACGGCTTCGCCGTTATCGTATGTTATGTCACCATCTTCTATTTCGATCATATTTTGTTCGGGCGTTATATCTTTCATTCGTTCTTTAGCTCTACCCATAATTTCTTGTAGTTGTTCGGCTATTTCATCTCGGCTCATTGCTTCGACATTTTCGTGCGTTACATGGCTACGCGCTACCATTAGTCCAGTTACTTTGAGTCTCAGTTCTTCTGCTTTAATTGCAGCACTATAGTTCCCTGCGCCCCACGCTTCATCTCTAAGCCTTTGCATATCCCGAACGGATTTAGTTATTGTGACACCGTATTTGCTTTCAAGTTCGGTTCTCATTTCTTCCATGCGTTCTCGCACGACTGGGTTTTTGAGTAGCTGCACGGCCCGAACATTTGGCGACTTGTACCCTGCGGCTCTTGCGGCTCCGGTTTGTGTCATATCTTTATGGATGTAGTTATCAAGAAACTTCTGTTGTTGGGGCTGCAATCTTCTACCGCCTTTTTCGATTTGTTCCCCGACCTTTGGCATATTGCGAATCCCTGCGTTATTCCCCTGCTGGGGTCTGTCCATGTAATAGCACATTATCCCAAAGCTGTGCAAGTCCCGATCACGGTATTGGCAGCATTAGATTAACATCAAGGGGGGGTAGTATATATACCCCCCTGTAAAGGGGGTACCGTGCTTACCGTAAAATAACCCATTGATTTTATTCAACAATCTACGTTAAAACGGGTTTTTACCGTGCTTACCGTAAAACCATAACGTGTTGATATTGTTCAACATTCTACGTTACGTTAATCGCGGTAAAATTTAACGTAGATTTTTTTACCGTAGATTATCCAATGAAATCAATGAGGCAGGTTTTGCCCATAAACTAAGTTGACTTCAACTTAAACTAAGTGTTGACAACGTAGTTTCATAGGAATATGTACTACAACATAGTTTAGCAAAAACGAGGTGACAAGATGAATAAGCAGGAGATATTCAACAAAGCTGCGGTTCATTTGATGGGCATGGAAGGCCCGTCAGTGGATCAAAACGGTGACGCTTGCGCATACCGTGGGGAAGATGATGGCGGTTGTTACAACGGCCAGAAGTGCGCGGTTGGCGTGTTTATTGATGACGAGCATTATGACGAGGAACTTGAGGGTCAAGGTATAAGAAGTAGCCATAACTACGGGGACAAAACTGTTGTTAACGCTGTTGCGGCGTCGTGGGGTCAAGATGATTTAACTGTCGCTCAGATAAGTTTATTGGCTGACTTACAGGACGCGCACGATGAAACGTCTAGGGGCAAAATCAACGGTGATTGGTCTAGGGGCATTATCGCATCTTTAGACGGTGTAGCCACTAAGCATCACCTACGTTTTGATCCAGAGGGGGCCAGCGTATGAGGTATGATTTGAAGGACATGGCGGGGTCGGCAGTTGTTCTGCTGACCATTGCTGCGATCACATTCGCTATGTTGGCGATGTAAAGAGAGAGGAATATACTATGACATTTGAAGTAAAATCGGGGGTTCCTATTCCTGAAAGCGGCGGCTCACAGGGGCGCAAGAAGGGTCGTGGCAAGTGGCAGGTTTTAATTAACAGCATGGCTGTTGGTGATTGCGTTGACATTCCTTCGGGATCTTACAATCCGATTTACGTTGCGGCTCGGCGTATGGGCATTGATTTAACTAGCCGCGACGTTGGCGCTGGAATTATTCGGGTTTGGAGAAACAACTAATGGAAGACACGGTTCACATTCCTTACATTGTTGACCGCTTGGACGAGATCATTGATCTTTATGAGGATGAGGATGATTCGTTAAGCGCGGTTGAAGAGTTGCGTCGTGAGTTGATTTTCAACATGGGTGTTAATGCGTTGGCCCGACACAAGGACCACGATCAGGAATTATTGGATGGTTCAAGTGACACTTTCAATCCTGTTATTAAGCTGCGGGGTATTCCAGATGATTGATTGCCCTGAGTGTTTGCATTCTGACCGTAAGGGTGAGGTTGAACACGAACGATTTGAGATGACTTCATACGGCGTTTATGAGCCGTGCGGGGTTTGGAAGACTTGCGAGAACTGTTCTGGTTCTGGCGAGATTGAGGCCGATTAAAGGATGAATGTAATGGCTGATAAGAGAAAAAGTTCGAAGGCTATTCCTGTAGCCCGTGCGTCTAAGACGTGGACAGCTAAGGAAATTGACCAGTTGCTTGAGTACAAGGCAACGGGATTTAAAAGTCGTGAGATTGGTGAGTTTATGGGTCGATCTACGAAGTCTGTTCAGGTTAAGTTATGTAAGTTGCGGCGCAATTTTGATGCGGCGAATAACCCTGTTGAAGAGTTAACGCCATTCCAGAAAAATCTCGATGATACGTTATTTGGGGGGGTTTCCCCCGATGACAAGCCGAAGCGAAAAGATGCGGGAAAAAAGCGCGGCTCATACAAGCCCCGTGCAATTAAGTTGTCTATGGTTTCCGAGCCAACTCCTGTTGATACGTTTGCTGTTCCTAAGAAGGCTGTTTATGCGGCTTTGGCTGTGGCAGCGGCCTTGGCTGGTTGGTATTTAGGCAGCTTGTCATAAGATGATCTTGAGGGCGGCTGTCGGGTGTAGAACAGAACAGTTGACCGCAGGTAAGCAGGTTGATGTTACACCGCCCTCACATTTTGTTTATCATTTGCAGCGAAAAGGAACAACAAGATGAGCGACAAATTTAACAACCACGAAGAAAAAATGAAGTTTTTTGCCAGAAAGTTTGCTGCAATTGATGAGCGTTTACCTAAAAGGGCCAGCCCAGAAATGATAGCATATATGTTTTTTCACATTGTAGCTGGTTACGGCATGCAAGATTCATGGCCTGACATTATTTCTGTTGTTAATAACGTGTTGGATGATGATGACGATTGCACTTGCGATAAGTGTAAGACGAAAATGATTGAGTCTGCTATGGACGATGCGGATAATTTCTTGGATAATGTGTTGAACTCTAAGCGAGGTAAGTAATGCAGCCAGAAGATTTAGAGAGAATTGCGGCGGGACTTCTTAACGAAGTACCCGCTAATTTTTCGACCAAAGACTTGCAGGATTTATTTGTCGAACTTTTGTTCGGGTTAAACAAGCACCCGGCGGATTTGCCGGTGTTTTGTTTTTCTCTTTTTGATAAATATTCAGCGGATAATGGGATAGAAAAGTCCCGAACATAGAAAAACCCCGCCCGATTATGGGCAGGGTTTGTGATTTTCAGCATATTAAGTGGGATTATCTATAGCGACTTCCCAATCGCGGCAATGGTTTAGACGGGTTTCTATCGGGCCATTCGTATACGGCTTCTCCATGCAACGCCCGTGATTCTAGGTGTCCTTCTTTAACGAGGTCACGCAGTAGTTGTTGCGCTGCATCGTCTTTGATACGCATTTTTCTGGCTAGGTCTTTGATTGTCCAAGCTTCTCTGGTTTTAACGGCATCGAAGGCTACGGCCATAAGGTCGATTTTGGCCGCGTAGTTGCGCCCGATTATTGCTTGCGTTGGTTGTGCTACTAGTTGGTGGCGTAGGTTTTCCACTTTTGCCAGTTCTTTCCACTGTTCTAATACTGTCATATTTTTTTCCCCCATGTTCGCAGTTCCCGAACATATCTTTCTAGTTCTGTTCTTGCTACCCAGAGATCATTTTGTGCGTTGGGTAGTGGGCTTTTTTTGAAGGTTTCATCTTGGAGTCTATCGACTCTACCGCGCAGGAACTTTAGCTCTGATTCCTGCGCGGGTGTTAGGCCCGTTTCTAATCCCACATTGCGTCCCCTTCTAGGACGATTGCAGGCCCGACAAGACGTTGCCCAGCGATCATGCTGGCTTGTGTGTTAACGGGAAGATCGTGCATTAGACCTTCTTCGTTTATTAAAAGCTGCATTTTTTGGGGGTTCATTAGTGGAACCATTTCCACCAGACCCCCGACGATTGCCTGCGCTTCTTCAAGCGTAGGCTGTTTGTCTTTAAAGAAGTGTATCATTCTTTGTCCTTTGCTAATTTTTAAAAACGGATTTTAATACGCATTTTAATCCGTTCCCAAGAATTAGCATATTACAGCATACAGGTCAAAGGTTTTCTCGCGCTGTTCTGGCTTCATATTCACCACGGCTTAACGGCCCACCTGTAACGCCCAGCCACTTATTTGCGCCCGATTGTGTTAGCCTGTAGGTATCTACGCGCCCTGCCTCTTGCAGTGCTGTTATGGTGTTTTTAACTGTAGAATCTGAGAAATGTTTTAACGCTATTACGCATGGTTCGCCTGAAGAACTTGTTTTGATTGCGTCATGCGCCCCGTCATTAGCGCCGCCTTTTGTGACTGCATTTCCGTCATTTTCCATCATGGCTAAGAAGTCGAACATGTGTTGTAGTCTATTTCTTACCGTTTCTGACAGCGCCAAGTTGCGTATATCTTCTGACCGATCTTCTAACAAACCTGTATTCTGGTTTCGTATGAAGTGACGTATATCCCGATTAGCTGGCCCGTTGGCTTTGACCACGGCCCCATCGAACACGGTATTACGCGCATAATCCAAGTTGAGGTCTTTGCAGCGTTGCCGCCCTAGTCGTTCTTCTACGTTCCACACGCTAAACGCGCAGCGAACGCCATCAACGATAGCTGACGTACCCCGAATAAGATTACGCGCTTGTTCTGGTGTTGTGACTGGATCGTTGTCTTTGATCTTAGCCATATGGTGATTAACCATGACTGTCGCGCCTGTCTCGGTTGAGATTTGCGCAAGCATACCCATGAACGCAGCCCCAGCAGCGGGATCAGCATTTACATCTGCGTGAACAAACGACGCCATTGGATCAATGACCAGCAGTGCGAGGTTTTGCATTTCTAGGATTTGATCGTAGATGCGCCCGAACTCTTCGCCCATAACGTAGCTGTTGTCGATCTTTTGCATGATTGGAAACACACCGCCTAGGTTGGGTAACGGCAGGATTTTTAAATTGTTCGGGTATTCGCGGCGCTTACCCACAGGGTCCATGCGTTCAATCCGCCTGTGCATTTCATCTTTGTCATCTTCTGCGGACAGAATGATTGCATCCCCGAATGTGGACACCAAGCCTCCGAATGCTGATTGCATAGGTTCGCCCGATGCGACTTTCATAGCCAGATCAAGTGTCATCATGCCTTTACCGCTATCGCCAGCAGCGGCGAATATGGTTGGAACGCCTAGCGGTATTGTCCCGTTGATCAGATACTCTTGTTCGGGTGCGCGACCTACGAAGTAAGTCCCGATGTTTAGGCTATCGTCTAGCAGATGTATTGGTTTTTTAATTTTGCTTTGGCTACTGCGGATAAACCTGTGAACGTCAAATTGTTCGTCTAGTGCGTCTGCGGCATCCCACTTTTCTGGCTTTCCGAACGGTGCGCGAAGCATGAGAGTTGATTTGGCCCCCGCTTCTTTAGCGAGGCGTTCTACGAGTGCTGCCAAGTCCCGACCAGCTTTATCGTTGTCGGGCCAAAGGATTACGTCTTTACCTTCAAGTGGTGAGAAGTCGAATTTGTGGGCAACACGTTCCGATAACATCCCTGCGCCCCCGATAGTACAGGTAGCTGCAAAGCCCATGTTGGTTAGTGCATCAGCGCATTTCTCGCCTTCTGCCCATATAACTGTTTCTGCATTCAAAATGTTCGGGATGTTATATAGTGGTCTTGGCTCTGGCAGACCCATACGTCCGTTCATAAACTGGCGAAATTGTTTTTTCTCTTCGCCGTTGCTGTCTATTTCAACGTATTTACGCACATTAACGACCACTACACCATCAGCGTCAGTGTAGGTGTATTCGGCATCGTAAGGCGTATCTAAATTGTAGACCTTTTTTGCGCCTACTTGTTCGGGTTGTTGCAGCGGAATTGGTTCCGGGCTTGGCATACTGGCAAGTTCGGGTTTGATTGGGTTTTCTGGCGCTGGT